TCTTACTGGAAATAATTGTTTTTCCAAAATATCAACAGCACGGTCATCAAGACTGTTTGAGGTTTGCTTACAAATGGCACGTAAAAGATCAACTACTAAACGCTTCACAGTTGTAGTTGTAAGAAACGTCATTAATAATGGTTTTAAAATTTTAATCATAAAAAATGTGTGTTACTTTCCAAACATAACAACTTTTGCTAAATTTGCCATAAAGCCTTTTATTTATGGAAGATCAAGAAAAGGAAGGTAATAGTTTAATTGCTAATATAGTGCAATTAATTATTCTTTTTTGGAGTTTAGGAGTAATTTCTTGGTCGTACTTTAATCCAAACCCTACAAGGCAAATTGATACAACTTTTGCTGCCGGACTCTTGAGTGCGGTCAGTGCTCAATTTGGGCTAAACGTCAAAAAAGGTAATGACAAAAAGAAACTTAATGATAATGTTAAGATAGTTGACAATAAAGACTCTAAAGTTGGAGTTGTAAAAAAATGAAAAAACTTCTACCGATTTTGCTGCTTGCTGGTATGCCAGCTTTACAAGCAGACATCATATCGTCAATATCTTCAAGTATTAAGCTAGAGGTAGCTGCTCCAGGTACAACTGCTGATCGTATTGGTAATTCATATTCAGTATCAGGAACAGGAGTCACGACAACTGATGGCACAACTGCTGGAAGTCTTGGAGGATTAGGAGCAGCCACTAACGGCGTAAATGCTTACACACCAATCACAGCAAGTCAGCTTACAGATGGTGAGTCATTTTCATATACAGTTTCACACACAACAGGCGATACTATATCAACAAGTTTGACCACAGGCGAAGTTTCACCCTTCGGGGATTTGACTAGCACTTCGGGAGGTACAGCCACTAACTTAGCTGGAACTGTAGATAATCATGTTATTTCGGTAACAGCAGGGTCGGCTGGTACAACAGCAACAGCTTCTTATGTAACTTCTGTCACCGTAGATTAATATGAGCTATGCGGAAGCTTTTATTACTGTTTTTTATATATGCTTTACCAGCTAACGCAAATATTGTTCCAAATTTTGTTCAAGGAAATATGTCATCTACGACTACGACCCAAAGTACACTCACAGAATCAATTACCAGTAAGGACTACTCTACAGGCTATGAATATACAGTTACAGGTACAGGTATTAAACATGATGGTAGCAGTATGTCACCAGATGCAACTTCAATTACTGGAACTGTAGGAGGGCATAGTTATACATGGACAGGAGCAGATATAACAACAAAACCAAACTGGACATTAACAAACCCTACTTCTGGAAATGCTTTTCAATTTACAGAAACATATTCTGGACCAGGGCTTCAAAACGTAACAACCATAAATCGCACCATAGAAACAGAATCAGTTACTACTACTACCTCTGTGTTCTCGCAATAATTTTAAGTCCAGTAAAAGTATTTGCTAATGCTGTAAGTCAGTCAAATTCTGGCAGTGTTACAAACCAAAATTGGAACGTAAATAATGGAAGTTTTCATACTAATCAATTTGGTGGTGGTGTTGTATGTCAAGGTGCAATGATGACCATAACTCCATTTACTACATTTAACAGTAATTATCGTAAGCCATATCGAGATTACTATTACACGCCTGTGTATGATGAAACCGATATTGAAGGTGACTTTGATGAAGATGGTAACCCTATAGGAGATGGTACGCCAGATAATCCAGGTGATATTTTGTTCTATCAACAAAATTATTCTGGAACTAATAAAGACAGTTTTGCACTCGGAACAGGGATAACTTTAAATTTCTCAATTCCTTTAGATAGGCAATATACAAAACAATGCAAAGAGGCAGCCCAAGTACAAAATGATATAAATAAACAAAAACTTAAAAACTTAGAACTAGACTGGCATTTTGCAAGATTAAAGCACTGCGGAGAAAAAAAAATTGCTGGTATCCAATTTACTAAAGACAGCCCTTACTATAATTTATGTAAAGATATTGAAATTGTACCGCGTAAAAATCAAGTTATTCCTCATCAACATTCTTTGACTTCTGAGAAGTAGCTTTTTTTACGGCAGTTTTTACAATATTTTTTAAAAAATTAACTATTAAAGGAGATGTAGCAGCCGTAATTGCAATAAGGCTAGTATTGATAATAAGAGGAGGAGATGGTATCCAACGATCAACAAATCGAGTTTCTTCAAATAAGGTAATACAGGTTTTGCCATCTTCTGAAATTTTATGGCCTACAACCTTTTCTAACCTATCTTCTGATGCATACATACCCACTCGTAAATCTTTGTCACCTGGACATTTTATAAAAAACTCTTCTTTTTTTTTTTTAGGTAGTTCAGGTTTTTGTTGTTCATATTTAGGCTGCACTTCATCAACTTGCTTTTTTTCTTCTTGTTTTATTTCAGTAATTTTTATTCTTCTTCTGTCATATAGTAAAGGCTCAAATGTGGGCATTGAACCATAAGGACACGAAATGGTAGTACCTTTTGGGTCATCATCATATAAAGCAGTATTTTTTAGACTTGCATCTCTGTGATACCTAACACAACCAGGCAACTTTAATGATGGCAGTGGTACATTTAAAACTTGATATGGAGAACTAATTGGTATATTTATTGTTGGAATATCTATTTTTGGTATAGATATATCAGGTATCTCCATTTTCTACATCTCCAATAGAAATAGACCAGCCATCTTCTCCAAACTTACCTTTTTCTACTATCTTAGGTTTTTCTATTTTTTTATCTAATTCTTCGTGATATTTTTTTATTTCATTATCTAATTCCAAGTTAAACTTTTGCATACGCAACCAATATATAAATTTATCAATATAATATTTAATTAATTTTTTAAAAAATTTAAAAATCATAATGGCATTGATGGACCACTGAATTTTGGTAATTGTTTTGGTATCTCTTCTACCATTTTTTCTTTAAGATCGCCCATAAGTTTATTTTTTAAATTTCTTTCAAACTCAGGACTTTGCATATATTTTACTGCCATGTATGCAAAAACACTCATTGACGAAACCATAAGAAATGAGATAATTGACAAAATATTAGCTATTTTTTGAAACATGATAAAAGAAGCTATCCTCCGTGCAATAAGTCATAGCCTTATTATATCAATGCTTTTGATAATACCAACCATAGCCCCCTTATATTTAATAACAGGACTAATGACAAAACAACTAACAGATAAGGTTAACTAGCTGGTACGAAACTGCCCTGTGTAGGTGTTTTTTGCTCGCTTATATTAAGAACAAGACTATTTTCAATAGCTGTAACATCATCTGTTCCAAGAACTGCTTTTACATCAGCAATAATATCTGCTGTTTTTAAATCAGTTCTGCTTGTTAAAGATTCTGGTTTGGTCAACGCACAGCTACCATAAGATGATGCAGAATAATCTCCATCAACTCTAGTTACTGTCCAGTGTGCAGTATGACAAAAGCCATCATCTACATCATAATCAACATTAGCTAATGCCCAGGTAGTAGTTGCAGCCATGATAAAAAAATACTTTTATTTATAGTTTAACCTTATTCTACGACTTCGCTTGGAGTTTCAACACCCTCTTCCTCTTGCACCTGTGATACTAATTCTGCATACTGAGAATTTTTAACCATAAACTGTTCGTAAACAATCGCATTTTCTTTTTCTCTTTGATTTGCCTCGCCTCTAAGCTTATCAATTTCTGCCTTTTCAGCATTGAATTTATCAGCAAGAGCCTGTGCTTCGTTTTTACGCTCTTCGCATCTGTCAGATAGTTTTGACATAAAATTTTTGTAATTATTTTAAAGTGTAGCTGTTGGGACGTATAACGGCAATACGGCTTACGCTGCCTCTAATGCAGCAACTTTAGTTTCTAATGTTTCTATTTTAGTTATAGCCTCTTGTAATGCTGCTGTTAATAATGGAGTAAGTTTTGCATAATCTACACCTTGAGGATCTATTTCTGTTGTTGAGTACTCTTTAAAATCTCCTACATTTTTACCCTCTGGTAATTCATCTTCTTCTGTATATTTTATTTTACGCATAGCATCTTTTTCTCCTGTCACAGCTTCTGGTACTGCTGTAACTTCATGTGCTAAAAATCCATCTACAGTTGTATCAGGTGTTTTTATAAAATTAAATCTGTATGGCTTTAATGTTTTTAATCTTGTTATAGCATCAGTTAATGCAACAACATTTTCTTTTAATCTATAATCAGATGAAGTTACATATGCAGTCGTGGTTCCTCCATTTGTAAAAGCAATACTACCACCTACTGTATTAACCTCTCTAAATTGGATTAATGTTGAGTTACCAGTACTAAAAGTATCTGTAGTGCTGACAACAACTCCTACATCAGCCTTTGGATAACTTATTTCAAGCTTTTCTGCTGGCGAGGAATTACCAATACCAACTCTTCCATCTCCCTTTATACGCATCCTTTCTACACCTTGAAAAGTACCAGAACCACCAAGTATAAAAACTAAATCTGAATCTCTTTCTTGAGTTATCGCACCATGCCTCCAGTTGGTATTTGATGAATTTCTTGTACTAAATTCAATACCAGCACCTTTGTTGTTACCGTCAGCATCTTGACCTAATAAGCTAATAGTGGCATCTGTGTAATGATAGTTTGCATTATTAACCCAACCATTAGCACCAAAAACAGCATTTTTACCATAAGTTGTGTTCTCAGTAGCAACGTGTAATCCTGCTTTTGGCCCTGATGTACCTATCCCTACTTCCCCGACATTATTTATACGCATACGTTCATTCTGACCGTCAGTTTTAAATATGAAAGCATCAGCACCCATGTTGTAAGTAATACTTCCAGCACGAGCATCACCAGCATTTGAGAAAGCAATAGCAGCTTCATCATTTGATCCAATTGTTATACCACTTTGATTGGAACTATTAGGATTTCCAACTTGTAACTCATCAATAGAAGCGTTAGCTGCATTAGCATTTAAGCCAATTAACACTCTACCTGACGAATCTATACGTACCCGCTCTGCACCAGCTCCGCCATCATATACTCTTAATCCTCCACTTACTGCATTTCCTGTTTGTATCAAATAATCACCACCATCAGCACTTTTTACTTGTACGGCAGCATTTGCACCTGATCCTGACGCTGTACATTGTGATGTAATATTGCAATTTCCAGCATTTGCAACATGAAGTCGCTCTTGAATAGATGTAACTCCGATACCTACGTTTTGACTTGAATCTATAGCCATTGCGTCAGTATCAGCAGTTTTAAAGAAAATTGATTTTGATTCTTTCATATTTATCAAGCCATCTTCACTACTTGCTAAACCAATCTGGAACCCATCACCTGCTCCACTACCCGTTGTTGTGTTTGTAAATTGTGCAATAGATTTATCAGAATCGTCTTGATGTACATGAAGATTATTTGTTGTAGAGGTGACACGAATCGCAATATTAGTTGAACTATGAATTGTTCCTACAACGTGTAATTTAGTACTTGGACTTGATGTACCTATACCTAATCTTCCAGACGTATCTAAACGCATATATTCAGTTGACCTATCTCGATTTGCAAATAAGTGCAACTGTGCGTTATATGCTAATAAGTTACTATCAGATCTTAAAAATCCATAACCCTCATTATTCGATAGTCTAAAATCACAGGGGCTATTGCTACTTTCGTGAATATGTAATATTTCCTCTGGACTTGATGTACCTATACCTACATGCCCAGACGTTTCTATTCTCATTAATTCAGTGTCTGATCCGCTTATATTCTTAAAGAAAGTAATATCTTTATCAGCATTAAAGGTAGTTAGTCGTAACCCCTCATTATTACTAGGGTAACTAACAATAGTACCACCATCAGAATCCCCAATTCTTAATGCAATTCCAGCAACTTGAGTTCCTGTTGCAGCCTGATTAATTGTTAAATGAGTCTGACCAGATAGTTCTTTTGGAGATGCTGTGCCGATCCCAACATTTCCACTAGATGTAATACGCATACGTTCTGCTGATGTAGCTGAACCAGTTCTAGTTCTAAATGCAAGATCACCAACAAAAGCACCAGTTTTTAGACAATTAACTGACCATTGTCCAAATTGTGTATTTCCAGATGAAAATAG